ATGTGGGTCAATAAGTATATTGACGATTGCACTGATGAGGATTTAAACGATCGTGACTTTATTGCATCAGTTGTTGACCGGGCTATTTTTCATTTCGCGATTAATAGTATATGTAATCCTGGGGATAATAAAGATGCAATGCCCATTGAACAATGTACTTTTGATGTAGAAAATAAGAATGACCTTCCCTCCACGGTTCAGCTATTTTATGAGGAATCTAAGGATAATGAACCTTTAGCGAATATACATTTTCAAGCAATAGGTTCTGGTTTTTTAACGTTTGTTAATGCCTGCCAGGAACATGATGACAACAGCTTAAAATTATTTGCTTCGCTGTTAATTTCACTTTCATATTCTAGTGCCTACGCAGATTTATCAGAAACAGTGTATATTAATGAAAATAATGAGAGCTACCTGAAAGCTCAGTTTGAAAAATTATCTCAACGTGATATGAAGAAGTACCTGGGAGAGATGAAGCGTCTGGCTGATGGGGGAGAAATGAATTTTGATGGCTATCTGGATAAGATGTCACATCTGGTGAATGAAGGAACGCTCGATCCTGATATTTTAAGCAAAATGCGAGATGCTGCACCACAATTAATTAGCTTCGCGAAGTCGTTTGACCCAACCTCAAAGGAAGAGATTAAAATACTTACAGACACTTCTAAATTAATTTATGATTTGTTCGGGGTTAAATCGGAGAAATAATATGTGAAGTTCTTCGATAGTATGGAAGGCATTATATAAAAGGACCCAATATTTATTGGGTTCTTTTTTCTCTATCAATGCTATTAGCAGGGAGATATATCACCAGAGTTTAATGTGTGATTTTTTATTTATCGTCGAACCTGGATTGTTTATCATTGGCCTTAACAAAGTTAACGGCTAATAAGATTATTTCCATCACTTCGTGAGAGCTTCATGCCTTGAGAGGATCTCAATTTTCTTTTGCAATGAGACAGGCGCTTCCTGTTGTTATGGTATAGTACCCCGCTATTGAGCCTCCTGAATAGTGATGCTGAATAACATAACCCCATGATATATCGATAAAATAATCTCTACATTTGAAAATGCACGGTAATTCTGAAATGCAAAAAATCAACCAAACCAGCGCAATGCCTGAAAAAACTGACGTTCACTGGAGTGGTCGGTTTAGCGTTGCACCAATGCTCGATAGGATGTACCGTTTTTGAAAAACAAATAGTTATATACTTTGTGGGAGCCTATTGGGAACCCGGCGTTTTCATTTCAAGGTGTAATCCATACGCGGCTTAAGAATGAGATATAATGCGACTTTTAGTGTTCCGCTTGAGAGGCCATGATGCTTACCCTGGACGAGATAGGTCAATCAGTACGTAACAATATCCAGTTGATTATTGATCATGTCGGCTTACCTCTTGCTGTTGGTCCGCTCAGTGATGATGATTACAAGATTCTGTGTGGTGGCTATGGTGAGCTTGAATGGGACTATGCGTTAAGTACCTATGGCAACTCCAGAGAAAAGTATGAGTTCTGCATAAAACTTGTTCAGCAAGGTCGGGTTCAGGGAATACCATCAGGAGCAGCAATTTGTGTTTATGGGGTTGAAGAAAACATCTTTCGTATCCATATGATCGAAAGGTTTTCTAGAGAAGATGAATCTCACCCATTGAAAGGGCGCATGGTTTTACTCACTCTTATGAGTGCTTTTATATTTTGTAAAGCTGTTGAATGTAAAGTTGTCCACATTGTAGAGCCAGTACCAGAACTGGTGCAGTATTACGAGTCTTTTGGTTTCCGCATGGAACAGTGCGGTTATGTGATGTCGGCAGTCATTGATGAGCTGCAGGATATCTTTCTTAAATTTGCTCAGTAGGTATAGACGAGAAGGGTCTACAAATTGTAGGATACCCGTCCAGATTACCTTAAAGGTACATCTATGGCAGTCGTTTTGTGCTTAAACTACTAAGAAACGATGTCACCAATCGACATGATCGATTGGCATAAGTTAGCGAAACAAGCTAGCTTTAAAGAAAGGGTTAGAGACGCCTTTACTGTCTCGGGAGTTTTCTATGAAAGATCAAAAAGCAACCAAGCCACAGGTTAAGTTCGACACAATGAAAGCATTCGCAGGTATGGGTGCTGCTGTTGAAGTTCTGATGAAGGCTGCTCCTAATGCGTTCACTCACGCTACTGTCTCTGGTAAAGAGCAGCAGGGTAAGCTTCGTCGTCGCAAAGCAGCATGATCATAGCTGGTGCTTTTTGAAAACCCGCCTTCAGGCGGGTTTTTTCTTTAGTGATGTTCTTTGTCCTTCTGTTTGACTGTTCTGACCTGTTCCCACTCGATACGTCCTTCTTCTCGCCTTTTGTCTATGTATTCCGCAAGATCTTGAATATTGATGCAACGTTTTGCTTTTTGTGATGTGCCGATGCGATATGTTGGAACGGGCAACTTACAAGCGTTTGCTTTTGCTTCTGCCGTGGCTGGACTCATACCAAAGTACTTTTGGCTAACTGCTGAGAGTTCAATGTTTGGGGTATTGAATTCAGCCATCAGTAAAAACAAGGTGTTCATAATTTTCTCCATCAAAACCGGCTGCACCCGGGAAAATCATAATTCTGTGCTGGTGGCAGGAATTAATTTCTGCCAGATAGCGGAAACATATTTTGCCTGATGACGGGCATCAGCCAGGGCGTTGTGCCGTTCGCCATCGAAAGGCATGTCCATTTTGGGGTCGAATCCGATGGAACGCCCAAGCGTAACGATCGTGCGTACATCGTGGTCATTCCAGTACGCCCACGGGCAGATTTGTCCTGCTCGCTCGTAAGCTCCACGTAAAATTACGTTGTCGAAGGTGGCCCCGTTACCCCAGACTTTTAAATATTTCGTATTGTCTGCGTGCCGGTTAATGAAATGGTTTAGTTCTGAGAGAGCATCGCTGATCGACAAAGTATCATCAATACAGATTGCAGCTCGCGCTTCAGGGCTTTGTTTCAACCACCACAGGATGGTATCGCCGTCAGGTGTAGCTCCTTGCTTCATAGCACTGTCTAGGCTGACAACCGCATAGAATTCTTGTCCGATGTCTCCGGTTTCTGGAGTGAAGAACACCGCGCCAATGGAAACGATCGGTGCATCCTTATTTTTCCCCATCGTCTCAAGGTCGATCATTAAGTTGTTCATCACTTCACCTCCTGCGGCGGTTCCGGTAGCGGCATCCAGTGAGTTGCTTGCTCAATACCATTACCCGGCTTAATCGTTGCATCTCCGCGCCGAAAGGTGCTTCCGGTATAGCGTGCGGAGCATATTAGCGGTTCAACCAGAGAGCTATCGAAATTCACCGAAATAAGCACGTTCTGGCCCTTTTCAGGCATTCGATCACTACAGCTTATCCAACTATCCGGAGTTCCCGGAGAGTTGCCATTTACATCGAAGTTTGGCTCTGCGTCCTGAACCAAGAGGATGTAACCATTCTTGGCTGTATCAAGTTCTAACGCTTCGGTGACGGTGCCGAAATAGCGATTACCTAAATCAGCATCACAAGTGCTTATATCAATGGAAACTTCCATGCCTTCGATTAATTCTGGCAAGTTGTAAGTTTGGCTTACAGGTTGGCTACCCTGAAGCATGGCGGCGCGGTGACACCAGATAATCCAGCCAAGCGCCATATCCCATGCCATGTATTCTCTATCGCCATTTTTTGCCCTACGGCGATCTACAGATTCCCCGAAACGCTTCTCCATAAATAATTCATAGGCTGCTCGTTCATCCGATACTGCTGCCAGTGATGCCAGTGTAATTTTTAATGCGGTAAGCATGTTGTTTTGATCTTCATCGAGTCCGAACGGTATTTCATCCCGTGCTGACTCAATGCTGGTAATCGTGTTCTGTAACCATTCTTTGGTAAGAGTATTCATAACTATTTCACCTTAATCTCAACATTTCGCAGCTTTAGCTCTACTGGCAAGTCTGACTTTCCTGTTAATGCTAATGCGAGATTTTCAGGAGTAATGAGAGCTGTTATTGTTTTCCCCATCGCCAGACGAATAATCATTCGTATCTCGCGATCGTCACATGCTCCCGGTCGAACAATTGATATTTGTCCGTTCATCTCACTCTCCTTTGATGCCAATGTTTACAGCCTGACAAGCCTCTTTGAGCACTCAGTCAACAGCGTCTTTCCATGCTCCGGTTTCGACTGGCGGATTTTCACTCTTAACCTGTTCATAGAAGCGCACCGCTTTAATCAATCCTTCGGGTGTCAGTGGCACAGGCTGGGCCGTGAATAACGCCTGAATTTCATAGTTCGGCCTGTCGTTGCAATCCTCTTTTGTCGGTACATATTTCCAGCCACCAACCCACGGCTTCTCCTGAAAGTTCGTAACGCCTTTTCTCACGTAGCGATATCGCCATGTCACCGGTTCGGCTTCCAGCGATACCAGCGCGACTTTAAATGCGGTAAGTACGTTTTTAACCACATCGATTTTGAATACTATTTCATCACATACAAACGATTTATCGTCTACTACCGTTTCAATTCCGGTAATCGTGTTTTGTAGCCATTTGGTTAATTCAGCCATTTTTCATTACCGCCCTTTCGGGCGGTCTCCTGATGTTCTGAGGGTGCAGGAATCCCTCCGGTTAAGGATTAAATTTTATTTACAGAACTGAATTTAATTATTCAGATATACGTATCTGTAACCTTACGAACCTACTCACTGGATGCCTATTTCATAAAAATAATCCAGTGGGTTTTATCGTTTTTTCCTGTTCGTTGACCGATAACAGGTTTTCTGTCGGTCAGTACCAATATCTGGCGAACAGGTATTTGCGTTTCATTCCATTTAAAAATCAGAACGCCGGATGGACGCAACACACGAAAGGCTTCTTTAAATCCCTGCCGCAAATCATCACGCCAGGTATCTTTATTCAGCCGTCCATATTTCTTTCCCATCCAGGCGTTATCACCAACACGCTCAAGATGCGGAGGGTCGAATATAACCATCGAAAAAGATGCGTCTGCAAATGGTAGTGCACGAAAATCAGCTATCAGATCAGGACTGATAATCAGGCGTCGTCCATCACACAATGTGTGCTCTTCCTTTCTGATATCGCTAAATATCGCCCGGTCGTCATTCTTATCGAACCAGAACATGCGACTGCCACAGCACATGTCGAGGATTGCTGCATGTCCAGTCACTGGCTGCCTCCTTTGCGAAGCCGTTCCGCCCATTCTTCAAGGGATTTCTCTGCATATTCACCGGACAGGCCATCAATCGGATGCGATTCATTAGCTAACTCTTCTTTTGCTGACAGAATCATGCGTGTAACGTCGAAAACTTCAGCCAAAGGCTTATTGATAAATCCGTGATTGAAAGCAGCAGCAAGACGGCTTGCGGTATAGTTAATACCCTCGTTGCGAGCCTCAGCACGTACTTCATCGAATTTACGCACCAGATACTCAGCATTTGTTTCATTCACTTTCAGATCTCGCGGTACACATTTCCCGCGAAGAAACCCTTCCATTTCGAAAACATTCATGCGCATTTGTGTAACTCCGATAACTCGTTAAAACGTTCCATAAACATCCCGTAGGCATGGCTAGGTGCCAGTGGAATCACGTTGAACATCTCTGTTGCCGGGATGCCTTCCAGTACAGGCCAGAAAGAGCCATCATCAAGCCCGAGATCGCGGCGTTCGGTTGCCAGCATGATAAGATCGGCATATTTCACGGGCGTACTCATAACTGGGGGTAACCCGTATTTCTCACGGATTACGGCGTCAATTTTTTCTTCCATCCGTTTATAGTCAGGAAGAAGGCGTTTCAGTGGAGCGGGGATGTCCTGGCAATACGCTTCTGTTGCATCATGCATTAATGCTTCAAAAGCAAATTCCTGCGGTACCAGCTGGCTGCAAAGAACCGCATGTTGGGCGACGCTGTAGAAGTGCGAAAGATGACCGGCAAAGCGACAGATATTTGAAAGGGAAACCGCGATATCGTTAATATCGATGTCGTCTTTATTTATCCTGTCATAATAAAAATGCTTCCCGGAAAAAGTTTTAATAAATGACATTTTGTTCTCCACGTATATGCGCTGCACCGCGCTGAATTCTGGTAAAAAGAATCCCTCACCATCCGGCGATTATTGAGTAAATTACGTTTCCATAAATGCCCCCTCAGGGGCATTTGCAGTAATGAAATCAGGCGGTGAAAGTACCAATAAAGGTTTCTACTTTGCTGTCCTTGAATTTCTCAACAAGCAGATCACGAAATTCGTTAGCCATTTCTTCCTGCACCGCCTCCAGCTGAATAATGCGCAGAACCAGTACCGGACGATCGCCAGTGATAATGCTGAGGCGTAATTTAAACGGACGTTCTTTCAGACCTTCAAACGGAATGCATTTAAATTCAAATGCCACTGGCATAATGTCTTTGGTCTTCGCTTCGACAGACTCCATCAGGGAGCGTTTGCCGCTGAAGTCATTATCTTCAAAATCAGCGGTCTGGTTTGCTTCAATCGTGATTTTACGGACCGCCGCAGCCGCTTTTGTTGCCTGAATGGTGTCACCATTAGCATCAAAGCCCACAAGGTAGTCGGCCCAGTCTTCAATCCATTCTGTCAGTGATTTCTGGGAGTTACGCTCGCCATTAACAGACAACAGAGCAGAGAACGGTGCTGTCTTTTTCAGTTTGAGAGTGGCGGTGTTATCTGCGTGACCTGGTTCATCAATAGTACCCAGGTTAAGCACACTGACGGCACGCATATTATCAGCATCAATAAAGCAGCGGGTGCCTTCATCTGCAAGATCTTTAGAATAACGGGTAAAGTCATCGATGCTGGCAGTGGAAAGCGCACCACGGAAACGGAAGCGATTTAAATTAAATTTTTCCAGATCATGAATGCGGAAATTCTCAGGCAATGCCACAGCATCGGCACCAATCTTACTGATAATTTCATTAACACCCTGAGCAGAAATAAGGGCATGGATTTGATTAATTGCGGTTGCGTCTAAGTTCTGAGACATAATAAGTCCTCACTATATAAAGATATTCAGTGATGAGATAAATAATCAGTTAATTAAGAACGATATTAATGACCTGCTGCGCGGAGTTTTCCGTCAGGTTCACCGGCAAGAGTCAGTAATTGTCCCTGGTCTTCCTGCAGAATAGTCAGGCGACCACCGCGATTGACATACATCGGCGTTTCGGTGGTGTCTTCTTCGGAAATTTTCCCGCGGTTAGTCGGGCGAACATATGAGAGTTTGTGTTTGATTTTCACACGGTTCTCATCAAATGGTTCGATTTCCAGGTTGAGTGAGACCTTACCTTTGGTTTTCGTGTTCATCACACCGGAAGCGACTTCACTGAGAACTGCGCCGATTTTGGTTTCAAATACGCCGCCGTCCAGCTCCCCGATAAATGCCTGCACATCAGTACTGCGTTCGCTAGCCATTTTGCTGCTCCTCATCATATCGACCCTGCAAGGTCGGTTGGTTTCTCCACAAAACAGAGAAGAACACCTGCGGTGGCAGCCGCCCGGGTGGATTGGGTTATGAGCCCGTCGTCCGGTGATGCTCTTCTCTGTTTTGTAAAAAGAGCGGTACCAGCCGGAAGCAAGTGTACAAACTGGTACCGCCAAAGCAGTGGCTGTTGTGGTGGGCTTGTCACTTAAGCGTATGGTCAACCTGACAACCCGGTGTCCTCAACGGGGAAGGAATAACCCCGCCATACTTACCGCCGCGCCATTTCGCGGATTACCACAACGCTGAGAGCACTTAGCCAGTTACGGCACCACACTTTGTCGCGGTTCCATAAATGCCCTCATCGTTGCACCCTGGTCTCTTCCCAGGCGTCAAACCGAATCGCCACGCTGGTTAGGCGTCTTATCAGCATCCTCATTGACTTGCACATTCCGGCTACCTGGTTTGTTTGCCCGAGCAAGGAGTGGATTGTCCCCTTTAACGTCCCCAGACCGCTAACGACGCATGTGCCATACGCCGTGTTACAACCAAATTTTGTTAGTACCTTGTTTGTAGGTCTGGAAAGAAAGATAAAATGAAGTTGCGCATCATGCAAGTGTTTTTATTGCGAGATATGCAATTTGGTGGGTAATGAAAAGCCACCTTCTGGTGGCTAATTGATGTTGAGGTAGGGGGTTAATTGTGTCGCTTAAGGGTTTGTGACTGACTGATTAAGACCTTTCCAAAGACCATAAACCGATGTTCGTTTTCGCTGGTAATTCCCCATTCGCGGTAAATCTGATTATCAGAAATTACCAGCAGTTTATCAGGTATCATTTGCAGTCGTTTGACGTAAATTTTATCATCAAAACCAAATACATATATACCATCCCCATCAAACTGATTGATACTGATATCAACGAAGATGAGATCTCCTGGCTCAATGGTTGGACACATACTGTCCCCACGAACGTTGATAACTTTAATGTGATTTGCTGGTCGTCCACCAAACATCGATACAGCATTATCAGTTCTGTATTCAATGGCATGAATCACATCAATGACATCACCGCCCTGGATAAGGCCATTTCCCGCACTGGCACTGACATCCAGCATTTCAATACGGAATACATCCTTCACCTGCGCAACATCCTCACTAATACTGTTTTTACATACAGTATTACTTTTGAGGTCTGAGGTAAAGAGATCAGCAATATCAACACCTAAGCTCCTGGCAATATTACTCAGGGCTTGTTCAGTGAATTGTTTCTGCTTACCTGTTTCGAGGCGCGAGATATTCGCCGCATCCACTCCTATTGCTTCAGCGAGATCGGCGATTTTCATGTTCTTCGCCTGGCGAAGTTGTCTGACTCGATTTCCTATGTTCATGCGTTTATTACATTTCTTTATTGCGCGTTAAGCAAATCAACTTGCGCAAAATATTTGCGTGAAATAATATGCTCATCACGCAATATGTGGAGGTTATATGCAATCACCATTACGGAATGTGCGTAAGGCGCACGGATTTACTTTGCAGCATGTTGCTGCGGGCGTTCAGGTCAATACAGCGACGCTGAGTCGTATTGAAAGACTGGAACAAATTCCATCTATCGATCTTGCAGAACGTCTGGCCAATTTTTTTAAGGGTGAAATCAGCGAAATGCAGATTCTTTATCCGGCACGTTTTCAATCTAGCCAAAACCAGAATGGGTTTAAACCACAGGAACAGGAGATAAGCCGTGGGTAAGCATCACTGGAAAGTGGAAAAACAGCCTGAGTGGTACGTGAAAGCTGTCAGAAAAACTATCGCGGCGTTGCCGGGGGGTTACGCTGAAGCTGCTGAGTGGCTGGATGTAACAGAGAACGCTTTATTCAACCGCCTTCGTGCAGATGGCGATCAGATTTTCCCGCTGGGATGGGCAATGATTTTACAGCGCGCGGCTGGCACTCACTACATTGCGGATGCTGTCGCACAGTCTGCTGGTGGGGTGTTTGTATCGCTTCCTGAACTTGAGGAAGTAGAGAACGCCGATATAAACCAGCGCCTGCTGGAAGTCATCGAACAGATCGGGAGTTACTCAAAGCAGATTCGTTCGGCAATCGAAGATGGGGTAGTGGAGCCACACGAGCAGACAGCAATTAATGATGAGTTGTATCTGTCAATTTCGAAGCTCCAGGAGCATGCAGCACTGGTCTACAAAATCTTTTGCGCTCCAGAAAAGAGTGACGCCCGCGAGTGTGCAGCTCCGGGCGTCGTGGCGTTTTGTGTCTGTGGAGAAACTAACGCATGAACAGTTTAACGGCAAATAACCGTTTGTCGCAACAGCTGGTGGTCAGCGTCGCTGAACACCTGAACCGCCCCGGGTTTCCTGGAGAGTGTTTTATCTGTGAACTCAGGCTGCCAGATCATCGTTTCCGATGGAAGCATAATAAGCTTTTTCTGCTTCTGCCGGAGGAGTATGGCCCAGCCTTCCCAGCAATCGTCGATTGTTATACCAGTCCACCCACGTTAGTGTGGCCAGTTCCACTTCTGCACGGTTTTTCCAGCTCTTACGGTGTATTACCTCCGCTTTGTAAAGACCATTGATGCTCTCAGCCATCGCGTTGTCATACGAGTCGCCTGTACTCCCTGTTGATGCCAGTAATCCGGCTTCTTTTAGTCGCTCCGTATAGGCCAGTGACACATACTGAGAGCCTTTATCGCTGTGATGGATGGTGCCAGACGGACGACGGGCCCACAACGCCTGCTCCAGCGCATCCAGCACGAATGTCGTTTCCATAGACGATGAGACCCGCCACCCCACGATGTATCCGGCAAACACATCAATGATAAACGCCACATAGACGAAGCCCTGCCATGTGCTGACGTAAGTAAAATCAGCCACCCACAGCTGGTCAGGTCGTTCTGCCACGAACTGACGGTTTACGCGGTCGCCTGCGGCAACGGCTTTCCGGCTGATGGTCGTACGGACCTTTTTACCCCGGAGAACACCGGCAAGTCCCATAACCGCCATGAGACGTGCCACTGTACATCTGGCCACCCTGATTCCTTCCCGTAACAACTGACGCCAGACTTTACGCACACCGTACACCTGATGATTTTCATCGTATACGCGCTGTATCACACACGCCGGGCGCAATCCGTCTGTGCTGGCACTGCGATAACCAGCTGCGCGATCAGTTCACGGAACGGCTGGAATCAATGGCAACGGATAACTGTACCCGCTGGGTGTTGTCTGTTGTGCGTCGGGATCTCGGTTTTGATGACAGTCACGTTGTGACAATGCCGGAACTGTGCTGGTGGCTGATTCGTAATGACCTGGCGGATGCCTTACCGGAAAGTGCAGCCCGTAAGGCACTGAGATTACCGAAGCCTGTTGTGCCGTCTGTCACCCGGGAAAGTGACCTTGTGCCTTCGGTTCCTGCCACCAGCATCATCCAGGATAAAGCGAAAAAGGTGCTGGCGCTGAAAGTGGATCCGGAGTCGCCGGAGTCTTTTATGTTACGCCCAAAACGTCGCCGCTGGGTTAATGAAAAGTACACGCGCTGGGTTAAGACACAGCCGTGTGCATGTTGTGGAAAGCCCGCTGATGATCCCCACCACCTGATAGGCCACGGTCAGTGTGGAATGGGTACAAAAGCGCATGACCTTTTTGTGTTGCCTTTGTGCAGAAAGCATCACGACGAGCTGCATGCGGATACCGTGGCATTTGAAGAGAAGTATGGCTCTCAGCTGGAGCTGATATTTCGTTTTATCGATCGTGCGCTGGCAATTGGCGTACTGGCGTAAGTGGAGAACGAGCATGAACCTTGAAGCCTTACCGAAATATTACTCCCCGAAATCTCCAAAACTGAGCGATGACGCACCGGCGACAGGCTCTGGTGGTTTAACAATTACGGATGTGATGGCTGCGCAGGGGATGGTGCAGTCAAAAGCACCGCTTGGGTTTGCTTTATTCCTGGCAAAAGTTGGTGTTCAGGATCCTCAGTTTGCGATTGAAGGTCTGCTCAATTACGCGATGGCACTGGATAACCCGACATTGAATAAATTGAGTGAAGAAACCCGGCTACAGATCATTCCTTACCTTGTGAATTTTGCCTTTGCTGATTATTCCAGGTCTGCGGCAAGTAAGGCTCGCTGTGAGCATTGTGCTGGTACTGGATTTCATAATGTATTGCGCGAGGTGGTGAAACACTCCAGAAGCGGGGAATCTGTTATTAAGGAAGAGTGGGTGAAGGAACTATGTCAGCATTGTCATGGTAAGGGAGAAGTCAGCACAGCATGCAGAGGGTGCAAGGGTAAAGGTATTGTCCTGGATGAAAAAAGAACCCGGCTTCATGGCACGCCTGTTTATAAGGTTTGTGGGCGTTGCAATGGAAACCGGTTTAGCCGTTTACCAACCACACTGGCGCGGCTTCATGTCCAGAAGCTGGTACCAGACCTGACGGATTATCAGTGGTACAAAGGATATGCAGATGTCATTGATAAACTGGTTACAAAGTGCTGGCAGGAAGAAGCATATGCAGAGATACAATTGAGAAAGGTGACAAGATAAATGGTTTTCGCCGAAGATGACGACATGATGCTTGCATTTTTCAAAAAATATGGATAAGATTTTCCCAACGATGGGCTTTGTATGTCTACCGTTGATAAGATTTAAGAACCCGCCGATGCGCGGGTTTTTTTGTACCCAGAATCCTGTGAGCTATACGGAAAGTACACAGAAAGGAAGGTGCGACCACAATTAATAACAAAATCTTAAAAATTGCACATGGCACTATTAGTTTTCTAAATATTGTGTATTTTTTGTATTGCAGGATGACCCTGTAACGAATTTTGCGTAACAGCATTTTGCTCTACGAGTTTGCCAGCCTCCCCCAGTGGCTGGCTTTTTTATGTCTGTAGCGTCAAAGCAGCAATGTCGCTGGGGCGTCGTGCAATTGGCGTTGAGCTGGAGACTGAACGTTTTGAGCAGACGGTCAGGGAAGTTCAGGATTTAGTCAGTCAGAACGGATGATATTGCAGGATTAGTTACGTACCGTTATTATCCTGCGCCCGGCCCTTTAGCTCAGTGGTGAGAGCGAGCGACTCATAATCGCCAGGTCGCTGGTTCAAATCCAGCAAGGGCCACCATATCACATACCGCCATTAGCTCATCGGGATAGAGCGTCAGCCTTCGAAGCTGGCTGTGCGGGGTTCAAGTCCCCGATGGCGGTCCATTATCAGCATCATGCGTTGTTAGCTCAGCCGGACAGAGCAATTGCCTTCTAAGCAATCGGTCACTGGTTCGAATCCAGTACAACGCGCCACACCACACTTATCTGCCCTGACTCTCTTTTGCGGGCTTTTTATTACAGGAAAGACACCGGACAGTGAAATGTTAAATGCCTCACAATTCAGGTAGTCGACTGTTGCCTGACATGCTGAGCGTTTGTTAAAAAAATCCTGCATGATGAATCCCCCTGGGCGGCGGGGCATAATGACAGATGTTTGGTTGCGTATTGTATAGGCAAGTTGCGGATTCTGTCTGGTCATTGCAGAATTCACCGGGAGGCACCCGGCATCATGCTGTATACAGAGATTAGGCATATATCCAGGCTCCTCATCGCAGGAGCCTTTTTACATGCAAAAAAAGCCCGAGTAGGTTCGGGCAACAGCATGAGATACTTGCATTGTCATTTTTATCGTGTGGATTTTAACCAGGGTTTATCAGGCTGCGCAACTGCGTGGCCTTTTTTCATTTCTTGGGCTGTAGTCCCCGTGTGTCATTCAGGCTTCCGGACTACAGCCCACTCCATATCTGATTTAATACACTATCCCGGCCGGGAGGAATAATGACATTTAAACATTATGATGTTGTCAGGGCGGCGTCGCCGTCAGACCTTGCGGAAAAGCTGACACACAAACTGAAAGAGGGCTGGCAGCCATACGGCGGACCGGTTGCCATTACGCCGTACACACTGATGCAGGCGGTGGCTATTGAAGGAGAGCCACAGGTCGGCCCTTCATCTGAGCCGGATTGGTACTACGTCATCGTACTGGCCGGGCAGTCCAATGCCATGGCTTACGGTGAAGGGCTTCCGCTGCCGGATTCATACGATGCTCCGGATCCGCGCATTAAACAGCTGGCGCGCCGCAGTACAGTTACGCCGGGTGGGGCTGCCTGCAGATATAACGATATTATTCCGGCCGACCACTGCCTGCATGATGTGCAGGATATGAGTACGCTGAATCATCCGAAGGCAGACCTGAGCAAAGGGCAGTACGGCTGTGTCGGCCAGGGCTTACATATTGCCAAAAAACTGCTTCCGTATATCCCGAATAACGCGGGGATCCTGCTGGTACCATGCTGTCGTGGTGGTTCGGCATTCACCCAGGGCGCGGAGGGGACATTCAGTGCGGACGCGGGGGCCAGCCAGGATTCGGCGCGCTGGGGTGTGGGTAAACCGTTATATCAGGACCTGATTGCGCGCACTAAAGCTGCATTACAGAAGAACCCGAAAAATGTGTTGCTGGCGGTGTGCTGGATGCAGGGAGAGTTTGACATGAGCGCCGCCACCCACGCACAGCAACCTGCGCTGTTTACAGCCATGCTGGCACAGTTTCGTGCTGACCTCTCCGTGTTTAACGCGCAGTGCCATGGTGGCAGTGCTGCAGATGTGCCGTGGATTTGTGGTGACACGACGTATTACTGGAAAAATACATACGCTACCCAGTACGACACCGTGTACGGCGGGTATAAAAACAGGGAGAGTGAGGGCGTTTATTTTGTGCCCTTCATGACAGACGGTAACGGCGTCAATACCGCCACTAACGCGCCGGCAGAAGATCCGGATATTCCGGCATCAGGATATTACGGTGCGGCATCGAGAACGAATGGAAACCAGGTATCATCAAACCGCCCGACACATTTCAGTTCATGGGCGCGCAGGAGCATTATTCCGGATCGTCTGGCAACCGCTATTCTGAACGCAGCCGGGCGCACCTCAGCCTTCATCAGTGGTAAGGCACCGGAAATCAAACCCTCGCCCGGCGGCAACACGCCATCGGGTCCGTCTGCAGATACGTCCGTTCGCACAATCTCCCTGCTGCCGGCAGCCGGAGAGGCTGCTGCGCAGGGCTGGAGCATTAAGGATGGCGGAATTCAGTTGTCAGATGGTGTATTTAAGATCACCAAGCAGAGCAATAAAACCTGGTCCCTGACGCATCCGGTGGATGACGCAATTACCCTGCTGACACAGGGCGGCAGACTGACCTGTAAGTTCCGCCTGTCAGGCGCGCTGACCAACAATCAGTTCGGGCTGGGGATTTATCTGTATACGGATGCTCCCGTTCCTGATGGTGTGGCGATGACGGGTACCGGTAATCCGTTCCTGATGTCGTACTTTACTCAGACCACTGACGGCAGAGTGAATCTGATGCATCACAGGAAAGCCGGAAACACGAAGCTGGGGGAGTTCGGCGATTACGGTAACGACTGGCAGACGCTGGAGCTGGTGTTCACCGCCGGCAGTGCCACGGTTACTCCGAAACTGAATGGAGTGGCTGGCCCGGCATTCCAGGTTATAAAAGACAGTCTGACACTGGGACTGAATGCGCTGACGCTGACGGATGTTACAAAAAATGCAGCGTATGGCGTTGAGATAGAAAGTCTGGTGCTGGAGATAAATGCACCGGCAGCATAATAAAAAAAGAGCCAGCGACTGACCTGAAAGAAGACGCTGGCTAAAAGGCCTTATATGTTTGTAGAGACTTATTTTTCACAGACAGCAATGATGCCTGTCAATATATTATCAATATGCGGATTGTTTCAGTTACAGATGCTTTATTAAGGAAAAAAACAGCCAGCACTGACTTTCGGTGGAGAGGTGCTGGCTCAGAAGGATAGTTGGATTTCACATGATACTTATGCCTGGCGGTATATTTTCTGACAGACAGTGACGGGTGTTGTCAAGATATTGTGTCATTTATAACCTGAATCAGGGGGTGGCCGGAATGTTATCTGGCATTTTTAGCAGAGCCTGAATGCCATAATCACGGCTCCCGGAGTTGGCCGTCAGTGGGTGACACTGGCGGCTTTTTTGTTTTTCTTTACTTTCATTTTCTGTCGGCGGTGACGGAGACATACATCAGATGGAAAAAATCACAACAGGTGTGTCATACACCACGTCAGCGGTGGGGACGGGATACTGGTTACTGCAGCTGCTGGACAAAGTCTCTCCGTCCCAGTGGGTGGCAATAGGTGTGCTGGGAAGTCTGCTGTTTGGCCTGCTGACGTATCTGACAAATCTTTATTTCAAGATTAAAGAAGATAAGCGTAAGGCTGCGAGAGGTGAATAATGTCGCCGTCATTACGCAAGGCTGTTGCAGCTGCTATTGGTGGTGGGGCTGTTGCCATAGCGTCTGTGCTCATCACTGGTCCAGGTGGTAACGATGGTCTGGAAGGTGTCAGCTACATACCATACAAAGATATCGTTGGCGTATGGACTGTATGTCACGGACACACCGGAAAAGACATCATGCCCGGTAAAACGTATACCGAAGCAGAATGCAAAGCCCTCCTGAATAAAGACCTTGCCACGGTCGCCAGACAAATTAACCCGTACATCAACGTCGATATACCGGAAACAACGCGCGGCGCTCTTTACTCGTTCGTTTACAACGTGGGCGCTGGCAATTTCAGAACATCGACGCTTCTTCGCAAAATAAACCAGGGCGATATCAAAGGCGCATGTGATCAGCTACGGCGCTGGACATACGCTGGCGGTAAGCAATGGAAAGGGCTGATGACTCGCCGCGAGATTGAGCGTGAAGTCTGTTTGTGGGGGCAACAATGAGCAGGGTAACCGTTATTATCTCCGCTCTGGTTATCTGCATTATCGCCTGCCTGTCATGGGCTGTTAATCATTACCGCGATAACGCCATTACCTACAAAGCGCAACGCGATAAAAAAGCCAGTGAGCTGAAGCTGGCGAACGTGACAATTACTGATATGCAGGTACGCCAGCGTGATGTCGCTGCACTTGATGCCAGATACTCGAGGGAATTAGCCGATGCGAGAGCTGAAAATGAAACTCTGCGTGCTGATGTTGCCGCTGGTCGTAAGCGCCTGCGCATCAACGCCAACTGTCCAGGCTCCTTGCGTAAAGCCCCCATCACCTCCGGCGTGGGTAATGCAACCGGTCCCCGACTGGCAGAAGCCGCTGAACGGGATTATTTCATCCTCAGAGAACGGCTGATGGCAATGCAGAAGCAACTGGAAGGAGCACAGGAATATATCCGTACCCAGTGTATACCGTGATGTTTTGTTATGAATATGTTACTGGTAACGTTAAGGTAATTTAACAAAGAGTCAGTTCCGGACTTTATAGTGTGCTCAGTTCATGGCCAAAAACGATTTCTGTGATAAATATTTTGAATATTATTTACAGGTAAATGGAGTGGGGCGTATGGATAGAAATATTACAATAGAGTATGAAGTATATGCCCGTATTGTATGGGCAGAGAAGGCAAAAACACGGTAATTCCGTATGTTGCCATGATACCTGATTGGCAGAATAGTTGTTTGGTTTTGAGTATATAGTCAGCGTTTTTTGTTCAGTAATTGCCCCCTCAAAAAATAATAAAATAAGGTGATTATTTTTGTTTATTATTTAGTTTTTTTTGTGTGTTGTTTTATTGTTTTTGCGTGGTTTGTTTTTTATTGTTATTTCATTAAGGGAAGGTAAATTCAGGATGGCAGTCTGTAGATAATCGGAGGTCACTTATGCTACATGATCACGTGGCAGAATGTCTGGAGAAAAAAGGACTGTACCGGAGAGCAGCTGAACGATGGGCAAAAGTGATGGTACAGCTAAGTGATGACCAGAAAAGAAAAGTGGCGGCACAGAAACGAGCAGAGTGTTTGCGTAAGGCGCGCCGGACTCCGGTTTCACCGGTGAACCTGACCGAAATAAAACAAGCGGTCAACAGACTACATTCTGAGTTGGGAATGGGATTTGAAGAGCGGCGGGTATTCCGACGATATAAAGGGACAGGAGAACAGAATACGTCCGGAAACGCGCGGTCAAAAAAATGCTAAAAAATATCTGAGAGAGTTATTGCCTGTTACCATAAGAAAAAGCGACTTTAGTGGTCGCTTTTTGTGTCATATATAAGTCGTTTAAGTAAACCTGTCTGAACAGGTGCTCTGGTCGTGTTCTGGTCAAGAGCGATGTTAATTTGTTCAATCATCTGGTTTGGAAATCGGATGTTGCGGGTTGTTGTTCTGCGGGTCCGGTTTTTCGGTGACATTTTCTTTCCTCTGGTGACAAGCTATATGGCGAGGATTTTACATGGCCGTGCTTCGTACGTTACCGGGCAGAATCAAAACTCTGAATACCCGGCGGGTGAATGTCCTGAAGGGTGAACAGCGTCGGGTCAGTGGCAGTGCCCGGGTTTCCCTCAAGCGTCGTATCTGGCTGAGGGATGCCGGACAGTGCTGTCTCTGTGGGCGTGTGGTTGACCTTTGTGACAGTGAACTCGATCACCGCATTGCACTTCAGTTCGGTGGTGGTAATGAGGAGACGAATCTCTGGACGCTCTGTACCGAATGCCATCGCCAGAAGTCAGTCAGTGAAACGGCGAGTGGTATGCCGGACCCGACGCTGCCGGAGGTCATGGCAGGGCAGACGATATCATCGGACTGTGACCCGCCCCGGGGGGGGATCATCCGGCGAAAAAAACGATCGCCCCGGACACCGCCCCCCGTCTCATGCAGAGAAAAAATTCCTGTTTCAGGCCAGTTAACATGTTAACTGGCTGCCCGGGCATTTTTGCGGTTTTTATCTTTATTATTCAGTTTGTTGTGCGAAAAAAATGTTAACTGGCTTTTTCAGCAAATGTTAACCAGGCAGCAGTTAACATTTGCGGCATGAGACGCCGGGAAAAATGGGCTGAACCATACCCGGCTGAGTGCGTTATGGACCCGGGAGGAGGCTGTGCTGACAACGCAAAAACGAAAATTTGCGCTGGCGCTCATGTCCGGGAAAAACAAAACAGCGTCAGCCATTGCCGCCGGTTATTCGGCGAAGACCGCCAGGGTTAAAGGCTCGCAGCTGGCAAAAGATCCGGAGGTGCTCGCGTTTATAGCCCGTAAACAGTGCGAAACGGTGGAGGTGGATGAGGTTCCTGTTTACCGGCAGAAAAAATCAGAGCAGGAGGATAAACCCCGTCGCCGTGAGGTGGCTGCAATACCACAGCCGGACGAAAACAATCCGGAGATGCCTCCGCCCGCGGTGATATCTCATGGTATTGAATATATGGAGGATGGTCTTCCCGATCCGGTGAAAGCTATGGGGCAGATCCTGGTGGAAAACCTGATAATTGACCCGAAACTGGCACTGGATGCGGCCTGGCGACTGGCGCAGTTCACACACCATAAAAAAGGCGATGCCGGTAAAAAATCGGCAAAAGGTGATGCCGCGAAAAAAGCGGCTAACCGTTTTGCGGTGCCACCACCTCCCCGACTGGTGGTGAATAACCAGAATGAGGAAAGCGGATGATACCTGTATGGAGCACGGCATGTCCGGACTGGGCAGAGCGCCTGAAAAAGGGGCTGTCGATTATTCCGGATCCGATTTATCCGGACGAGGCCGCACATGCCCTGGCGATTTTTAAACAACTGCGGATTGTGGATGCACCTGGTAGCCCGACATTCGGGGAGTCCTGTGCAGCGTGGGTGTTTGACCTGGTGGCGGCCCTGTTTGGCTCCTATGATGCGCAGACCGGTGTACGCCATATCAAGGAAGTGTTTATCCTTATCCCCAAGAAAAACTCGAAGTCCACGCTGGCCGCGGGGATCATGATGACGGCGCTGTTACTGAACTGGCGGCAGGCGGCGGGTTACACGATTCTGGCCCCGACTGTGGAGGTGGCGGCCAACGCCTTCAACCCTGCCCGGGATATGGTACGACGTGACGATGATCTGGATGACCTCTGCCAGGTACAGACCCATATCCGGACCATCACCCACAGGGTGACAGACACCACCCTGAAGGTGGTGGCAGCCGATCCGAATACGGTGTCCGGTATCAAGTCCGTGGGGACACTGATTGATGAACTGTGGCTGTTTGGCAAGCAGTACAAAGCGGAAGACATGCTACGTGAAGCCATCGGCGGGCTTGCCTCCCGTCCGGAAGGATTTGTGGTGTACACAACCACCCAGTCGAATGAACCGCCTGCCGGGGTGTTCAGACAGAAACTGCAGTACGCCCGGGATGTCCGTGACGGCAAAATTCATGATCCGCACTTTCTGCCGGTGATATTTGAACACCCTCCTGAAATGGTGGAAAGCGGGGCTCACCTGCTGATGGAAAACCTCGCCATGGTCAATCCGAATCTCGGTTATTCGGTGGATGAGGCTTTTCTGTACCGGGAGTACCGTAAAGCCCGGGAGGCTGGTGAGGAAGCATTTCGTGGCTTCATGTCAAAACACGCCAATGTGGAAATCGGTCTTGCCCTGCGTTCTGACCGCTGGGCGGGCGCGGATTTCTGGGAGCAGCAGGGCAGGCGCGTCAGCCTGGACGATATCCTGCAGCGCGCTGATGTGGTGACGGTGGGGATTGACGGCGGGGGCCTGGATGAT